GTGGCATTGCCGGATACGTGGCCAGCCAAAACTTTAGAGGATAAGGGGGCTTCGGCTCCCTTTTTTATTGGTTTGTTGCGATGAATATTAGTCTCACTTTTCGTTACCTTATTTTTTTCTCTCTCTTATTTTTAGCCTGTCACTCTAGTGCTTTAGAAATGTATGCAAGTTCGGGAATGATGGGGTGCTATGAGAAAAGAGCTTGGAATAATCCCTCTTCTGTCCATGCATGCTTGTATGAGAATTACGGTGAAAACCTTTACGGTGGTGTGCGTGATTGTTCTGTTGTGCTTTACGATACTGATTTAGGTTACAACCGATATGCTTCAAATTGTTATAACAATAAAGGCTACTACGAGACCTACGTTATATATGAGAAAGCGAGATGTCCATCTGGCGAGCGATTTAATAGCTCAACGATAGCCTGCGAGCCTAAATGTGACTATGGGACGAATCCCGATGGCACCTGTATGGACGCTTGCCAGTTCAAAAAATCCATTGATGAAATCAAATCACTTCAGTGGTTGGCTTATGTCTACGGCGAACAAGTGACAGGGTCATGTTATGGCGATTATGGCGCAACCCGTTGTGAACTAGAACGTATTCCTAGTGATACTACACTGTGTACGGGGGTTGATTCCGGCCAATGGACGCAAAACACCATCTGTCATGGTAACTTTCAATTCACAGGCAACCAGTGTGAAGGCGGTACACTTTTCTGGGGTAAAGATGGCCCTGACACCCCTATTATTCCTGATGACCCAATTCATGACCCTGACGACCCAACAGGCGACATCGAAGACCCTAGCGTATTACCTGATGGCTCAACCAATACGGTGAATCCACCGGATACCGACGGTGAGCCAGACGTGGAAGAGCCTGACACCGATGAATCGACAGACACGGCAGTTCTGAAAGCCATTACTGGGATGAATAAGGACGTCAACAAAGCGCTAAATGACATGAACATCGACATCAATCAAGCCAGTGCTGACGTTCAAAACCAAATCATTGCGCTGAATGCGTCGATGGTCACCAACACGCAAGCCATTCAAAAGCAGCAAATCAACGACAACAAGATTTACGAAAACACTAAGGCCCTTATCCAACAAGCGAACGCTGACATAACCACGGCCATGAACAAGAACATCAATGCCATTAATGGTGTGGGTGACGATGTAGAGAAAATTGCAGGGGCAATGGATGGTATCGCGGATGAAGTTTCCGGTATTTCTGACACCTTAGACGGTATCGCAAACACAGATACGTCTGGTGCAGGTACGGGTGGTACGTGTATCGAGTCCCAAAGTTGTACCGGATTTTATGAGTCGGGCTATCCCGATGGCTTAGGTGGTTTGGTGTCCGGTCAGTTAGATGATCTTAAACACAACACCATCGACAACTTTGTGAACTCGTTTGGTGACCTCGACTTATCCAGTGCCAAGCGCCCTTCTTTCGTGCTTCCTGTGCCGTTCTTCGGTGACTTCAGTTTTGAGGAGCAAATCAGCTTTGATTGGGTGTTCGGTTTTATTCGTGCGGTGCTCATCATGACGTCAGTGTTTGCGGCGCGTCGTATTATTTTCGGAGGTTAATATGGATTGGTTAGTCGATTTATTTAACAAGCTGTTGGTGTTCCTCTATCAGCTTTTAATCTCGCTGGTCAACATGCTCAAAGACCTGTTCTTTTGGGCGGTTGAGCAAATCATGGCAATGGTGAACCTGTTGCTCTCTGGTGTGTTCTCCCTATTCGCTCCGGTCGATATGAGCCAGTACATGACCAGTATTCCGCCTACGGTGGCTTGGGTCATGGCGGCGGTCGGTGTGCCTCAATGCCTGTCTATCATTCTGGCCGCTATTACGGTGCGCTTGATGCTGCAATTGATTCCGTTTACGAGGTTAGGCTCATGATATACGCCATAGCAGGAAGACCAGGTGGCGGTAAAACCTATGAGGCGGTTGCCTACCACATTATTCCGGCCATTAAGGATGGCCGTAAAGTCATCACCAATATCACCTTAAACATTGATTGGTTCGTTAAGGTATTTGGTGAAGACGTTCGAGAACTCATCAAAATCGTGGATGGTCGTTTAACGGATTTTGGTTCAACCTCGCGTCCGTTCAGTCAGATTGAAGACTACTCGGACGAATGGCGCAATGAAAAAGGACAAGGACCACTTTATGTGGTCGATGAGGCGCACATGAGCTTGCCAAGTCGAGGCTTGGCCGCGCCGATTCTAGAATGGTACTCAATACACCGTCACTACGGTGTCGATATCATCTTGCTCACGCAGAACATCCGCAAAGTGCATCGAGACATTAAGGACATGATTGAAGTGACCTACCGATGCACTAAGAACACGGCCATGGGCTCAACCAGTTCTTACACCAAGAAAGTGCAAGATGGTTGTGCTGGTGAAGTGGTGAACACCTCTACCCGATTTTATAAGTCAGAGTACTTCCCGTTCTATAAGAGTCATTCGCAATCCAACAAGCAAGTGCAGGAAGCCGAAGCAAAAGACATTCGCCCGTTCTGGAAGCGTTGGCCTGTCGTCGGAACGGTGGTGCTGTTATCGCTTGGATTGGTTTTCAATATCTGGGCTTGGTGGCCGGAGCCAGAGCAACCGCCCGACCCCGTTAAACCACCACAACCAGTACAAACGCAGCTGCCTGACGGAACGCCAACGGTAGATACGGCAGAAACCAAAGCGAAGAAGAAAAAGAAAGCATCAGGGTTCGGGCCTTTGGAAGACTACGACTTCTATATCACCGGATACGCAAAGCAAATCGCCTACGCAAAACGGCTGAAGTATGCTGCCGAACTCGACCGTGACCTGACGTTCTACAAGATATACATCGATGTGTACGATGGTCGCGACAAGCTATTCAGTTTCGATCATCTGGACTTGGTAAAGATTGGGTATCAGTTCGAAGTGTTGAGCGACTGCGTATATCGAGTGACTTGGGAGGAAACAGAAAGGATCTTCACGTGCGGCCAAAGAGAAAAGCCATCAGACATATTGCAGCAAAACATGCCTGTCCATATCTAGACCGCTCGCCACAGCGTCGAAGCTAGCGCAGTCTGCGTAGACCGAGGAAGCGGAACATGTAGGACACCAAACCTTGGCACTTCCACATCGAACTTAATCATGGGGCTCTATACGAGCCCTTTTTTATTACGTGCGCGGTATTGCGAGCATTTTGGGAGGGGCCCGCTTTGCGGGAGGGACCTAAAAGCGGAGCAAACCCCCGAATCTGTATTACGGGGGTAAATTCCACCAAACTTCGGTAGTCTGAGAGCTCATGAAACTAAAATGGAGAACGATTGATGCCTTGATATAGTTTCGGCACAATACATGGATTGAAAATCGTTTAAAAAGTGTCAGAAGCACTAGGTAAACTATGAGAAAACGATATACCGAATTAAACAACCTATGGTGTCATAAAAAACTTGCAGTATCTGTAATTATGGATCATTTGAAAGATAACGAACCAAGCTCCTACTACCTTAGTGCTCAATTTAAAGAAGGCTGGGTAGTCGATAACTATGACGAAAGTTACACAGTAAATATGTCGTTTTCTGTATATAACGAGAGTATTGATTCAAATATAGAGCTTCATCTTCAAGTTTTCTCTTCAAAAAATGATGAGATTGGCTCAGTCACTAGAATGTAAAATCATACGCTTAATAACGATAAGAGCCACGATACTTTGAGTTAAAAGAAAAGCCGAACAATTGCTGTTCGGCTCTGCTTTAGCTGTACTGTAATACGCTTTCCAATTCTCTACACTTTATTATCGTGTCACGTTCTAACACGGTTGCGATATGTGTTTTGTCATAAGAGCTTCTAGCTTCAAACCGAAGCAACGGATGGTGTCCGTTAAGTGCATTGTTTACGTATATATCTCGTTCTTGTCTCTTCTTTTGCCTATGAGATGCGTCATCCAGCTCGATGACCGCCAATACTTTTGTGTCTCTATCCGTTATTACATAGTCCATTCTTTTAGCCCAAGTTCGAGAGTTATCTTTAAAATTGGTCGGTTGAACCAATGCCATCAATGAAACTTGACTATGAATCACGTATTCATCAGGTATAAGCTCCTGCAACACTTTATAGAATCGGCGCTCTGTCTTGGTGGCTAAGTATGTACTTTTCTTGTGAGGTACAGAATTAGTCTTATTGCCAGTGTTCGGCAGAGGTACTTCGACTATCTTTGGGGGCTTTTCTACAGCTTTTGGTTCAAAAGAATGTATGCTGTTCGGTCTTCTAACCGATGCACCTTGTTCCCATTCATTAAGCCTACGTTTAGGCTTCTTACCCTTCTTTGTGAATAGATACACAATACACGCTAAGGATATAAGTATCAGTAATTCAGGCACTTTCTGGTCCTCACTCATGAAAAATGAGTGCATGGTAGCATATCGCTATTGCTTGAAGTGTTATTGAAATCAGCTTTCCTGCGTATTACGGGAGCAAACTTCATAGAAGCCCTCCATAAACTCTTTTTAAATGATAACGATGGATTACTTTTTGTGTATCTTAGCTTTGTAAGTCTGTGTTCTTTCATTACTTTGAGTTAGACTAGGGACAGTTTATCTATGAGGGATACGTAGTGAGAATACAAAAGCTATATGTGCAAGATATAATCTCGGGCATAACTATTAACGATATCACTTTCGCTAGGTTAAATGTACTTGTAGGTGTGTCTGGTGCAGGCAAAACATCAATTATTACAGCATTGAAAAGGTTAGTTAGTATCGCCGAGGGTGTAAGCGATACAGGTGTCGAATGGGCACTATCTTTTCTCGATGATGAGAACAATGACATTGTATGGACTGGTAAGATCTCTAAAAGCTGGGATATCAATAGTGATGGTGCGCTAGTAGCTCCATTCGTGCAAGAAACATTAATTGTTAATGATCAACAAGTATTTTGTAGCAACCAAGAGGGTATTGAGTTTTCAGGGGTCCAATTACCAAAGCTTGATGATAAAAAAAGTTTACTTTTTCATTTAAGAAATGATTTAAATATAAAAAAGATTCAAAGCTCTATTTCGTCTTCAGTAATTGTAGATGTGGATTCACGTGATTTTTCTCAATCTGAGAAAATAACTTTCTTTAAAGAGAATTTACATAATGAGATAAGTGAGTTTAAGTCAAAGTTTAGTATTAAAAAGCTTTCTTGCACTCATAAAGATTTAAGTTGCAGAGAAAAGTTATATTATGCCCATGAATATGATAAAGACGCTTTCAATGAGTTTTTAAGTATCTATACATCAATTTTTCCACAAGTAAAATCAGTTAATGTACAAGCGATAAAGACATTCTCTCATGGTAGTGATAGAGAACGAGCTTTGATGATTAGTCTGCATCTAAAAAATAAACGAAGAGTTAGACAAGGGGAAATCTCATCAGGTATGTTTAAAACAATGATGATCCTTTCTGAACTGTGCTTTGGCAACAACAAATCACCAATTATTATAGATGAGATTGAAAACAGCTTAGGGGTAAACTGTTTACCTGATATTTTGTCTGAGTTAAACATGGCGTCCAACCAGGTAATCATCACTTCTCACCACCCGAGGGTGATAAATGAAATTCCAGTTAAATATTGGAATATTGTTAGCAGACAGCAAGATGGTTCAATAGTAACGAAGAAAGCTGAAGAGGTCCTCCCTAAAGGAAGCAGCCATGAGGCATTTTTACAGCTTATTAATAGCCCAGAATATAAAGGATATTAGTTATTAATGAAGCTGTATTTTTTAGTTGAAGGAATATCTTCCGAGATGCAAGTTTATCCTAAGTGGATAAAGCATCATTTACCTACTTTACCCCATTTTCTTAATTTTGATGACTTTAAAAACTCTGAGTCAGGTTGTTTCTTCTTTTCAGGACAAGGTTATCCCTCTATTTTGAGTCATGTGAAAAATGCATTACATGATATAGTTGCTGACGGCTCCGTAGACTACTTTTTTGTTGTGTTAGACTCAGATGAAGATTCTATCGCGAGTCGTCAAGCGGAAGTTCAACAGTGTTTAGATGAGTTTGGTGCGATTCCAGAACGATTACATGTGACCATAGTTGTGCAGGAACGTTGCTTTGAAACTATGCTACTTGGAAATCGCAATGCTCTGCCTCGACATCCAAGCTCAGAACCTTTAATTAGTTATTATAGATACTATAAAGCACTAGATGATGATCCACAGTTGATGGGCAATTATAACGAAGATTATACACACTCACAGTTTCATGCAGCTTATGCTATTAAAGCTCTGCGTCAGAGAGGCCTTCGCTATACTAAAGCTAATTGTTCACCAGTAGCTGACCCAAAATACTTTGAGAAAATCTGTGAGCGAGTAGCCCAAAGAGGTGATTTAAAGTGTTTAGTTCCACTTATTGAAACTCTTGAAGAAATTGCCAACAAGTTAAAATAAGGCTCCTAAAGGAGCCTTATTTTTACATCATGCTCTTTAGTGCTCTTGCATACTTCAGTATTTGCCCTGCCGCCTCTAAGTCAGTTAGCGCGCCTATTTCCAACAAAGCTATACCAGTCAAAACTTGTTGAGCGGTAACCAACTGACCAGTTGGAAGCTCTAATCTGTCGTAATGCATCTTAAACTGTTCCCATTGTTCTGATGGGCTTAACTCCCTTCCCTTTGTCATTCTCATCAGTCGTTTACACTCAGGAGGAATGGTTTTCCCCTTATCCCATTCCTTGACCGTTCTCACAGTTTTCAAACAAAGTTCAGCAGCTTGTTCGACGGATAAACCACATTCAAATTCACGAAAAATATAGTTTTTAGTCATTTCGTGATACTTCATTGAATAGTCCCTCAAAAGAGAGACATTTTATAGGACTAGCATATGCAATCGCATTCAACATAAGCAGATATAATGCGCACTGTGATAGTGGTTCCTGTGGACTTGTAATCACGACAGCTAATCCAGTGCAAGCCATTGAGATTCCTGACAATCCGAGCCCATTAAACTTTT